CCAGTCGTTCCAGCAATGGGCGTCGAACATTTCGTAGGACAGCGAGAGGATGAACCCGAGGCCCAGCGCCCTGCCGCGCGCCGCATAGTCCGCATGCCATGCCGCACAGGGCGCATTGAGCACCCCGCCCGCCAGGCTCACATAATGAGCCCCGGAGGCCGGCTCGAGCCGGAAATAATGGCTCATGCCGACATAATGGTTGATGGCGCCGCGATAGCCGAGTGCCAGCGCCTGCCACAGCACGCGCTCGGGCGTCAGATTATAGGCATCGTCATAGCCGGTCGCGATCGACAGGCCGTGCTCGGGCACCATGACGTCGCCAATCTCGAGCATCGATCCCGAGCCATCGCAGGCGATGTCGCTCAGCTCCGCCCAGGCCTCGACACCCGCCGGAAAGGGTGTGCCGAGCGTGTCGTAGCCGGTCGGAATGATCGAGAAGAACAGCCGGTCGATATCATGGGGCCAGACCGGATTCGCTTCTTCCGGCAGGAGAAAGCCGCCGTCCAAGGCATTGAAATCAAGGTCTACAATCGCGTCCTCGGGCGAGCCCACCGCATAGTTCCAAAGCCGCACATACCACGACCGCGCGATACCCGTCGCGTCGCGTCCCTCGATCGTGAGCGTCGGTCCATTGATGGCGTCGAGCGGCTTGATACCCCCGCTTCGCCAGCGAAAACGGAGCCGGCAATTGGCATAGTCGCGGGCCGTCGTATAGGCGAGCAGCGGATGGTCCCACCGATCCTCCGACTCCCAGATGAGCCCGGCCAGATCCCCGCTGCCGTAGAACACGGCATCCACGCGCAGCGCATTCGCGCCCGTGGTGACGACCGACGCCATCATCGGCCGGGGAAAATTGACCGTCCAATGGGACGCAGCAAAGCGCTTGAAGGATGTGCTTTCCTGTGCGGCGCGGGTGCGGGCGAGCCAATGGGGCATGATTATTCCTTAAGTTCTGATGATCTGACCCATCCGTTCGTGTCGAGCGGGTCAATCTAGGTGCTTCCTCTTTAGCCATCCGCCAGCGCGGACCGCACCGCACGCGCCACCTGCCGGGCGCTGCGGGCGAGGAGGCGGCTGTTTTCACCCCCCGGCGCGTTAATCTGGATGGCGATGCGAACGTCGCGCCCCGACCCGCTCGATGCGGGCGCGATACTGCCGCTGCTGGTCGGCACGAACAGTTCCGGACCGCGCTCCCCGACCATGAACGCCCGGCCCGGCGACACCGGCCCGCCGGTCGCCCGGCCGGGCAGCCCCAGCACCGCGCCGAGCAGGCTGGTGCCCAGCGACAGCACCCCGCCGCCCGATCCTCCGCCGCCAAATCCTCCACCTCCCGATCCCCCGCCGATCGCGCCAATGCCCGAACGCACGGCCGCCACCGCAATCTCGGACATGACGGCAAGGACCGTCCGGCGCAGATCCTCGAATCCGAATTTCCCTGTTCGGACGGCGCGCAGCAGGCCATTCTCGATCGCCCTGCCCGCCTTGTCGGCCCCGCTCACCAGCGGCCCCTCAAGGGCACCGCGCATATCGGCGACATCGCGTGAAAAGCCGCTCACATCGGCGCGAACGCCGACGATCAGCGTTTCGATTTCCTCACTCATCGGGAAAAATCTCCTTGAGGCGGGCGAGCTCAGCCGGATCCATAGCCGGTGCGGCACCGCCGGCCTGTTCCAGCCAGAGGCCAACTATCGACAGCAGTTCCGCTGGCGTGGCGGACCAGAATTCGGGCGGCCGCCAGGCGAGATTCAACGCGGCCAGCCCAGCCCAACGCGCGGCGGCATCGCCAAAGGTCACGCAGTCCCCGCAAGGATCTGGTGCAGGATGATGCGCAGCGAAGGCATCGCGCTGGCAAGCCCCGCCGACAGAACGGCCTCGCCCACCGCATCACGATCAAGGCCATCGCGTTCGGCGAGACAGTGCCAGAACAGAGCCGCGATCTCGGACAGGGCGATCCGCCCCTCCGTCGCGCGGTCGACGAGCGCGAGCAGAGGCCCAAGCTCCCCCTCCGCCGCCACCAGCGCGGCAAAGGTCGGACGCAGGACATGCGCCCGCCCGCCGATGCTGAATTCGGCCTCGCCGCGCAGGGGATTGGCCGCCCCGGTCATAATGCCACGACCGGGCCGGAGCTTTCGAGGCTCAGCGTATAATTACGCTCGCCATTATAGTCCCCGGCATAATCCAGCCGCGTGACCAGAAAGCGCCCGCGCATCCGCTCGCCGCTCTCGAAGCTCAGCTCATAATCGTCGATTGCACCCGCCAGGGCGTGATTGCGCAACCGCACTTCGGCGGTCGAACCGGTAAAGACCCCCGCCCCCGAGACGCTGACCGACCGCACCCCCGCGCCGGGCAGCAGCTCGCGCCAGCCTCCGCTGTCCTTGCTGGTGATGTTCACCGCCTCGCCGTTCACCGACAGCTGCGTCGTGCGCAGGCCGGCCACCGTGGCGTAGGAAACGGGCGAACCGCCGTCGCCGATCTTGAGCAGAAAGGCGCTGCCCTTTTCTACCGTCATGAGGTCTTCCTTTCGATGGTTTGACGCTAAGTTACGCGCCGTATTTCCGCCCCCCGTTCGGGCTGAGCGAAGTCGAAGCCTTGGTCTGAGCGGAGGCGAAGACACCTCACTGCGTTCGGTGTGTCCCTTCGACTTCGCTCAGGGCGAACGGCGGAGAGGAATGCGGTTAAAAGGGCTCACGACACCCGCGACAGCCGCGCCAGATAGTCGATCAGCATCGACCATTGCCCGTCGCTCCCGCGCACCGTGCGCGAGCGGTCGAAGCGGACGACGCCGATGCGCCATGGTCCGGCGGTCGCGGGCAGGCCGTTCATCACCGCCTCGATCCGCTCGGCGGCGTCCGCCAGCCGGCCGGGCCGATCCGCCCGGTCGACCAGCGTGAGCGGCACGCGGATGCTCAGCCCATCGACGGCCCGCGCCCCCCATTCGGTCGCGAACATCTCGCCCACAATGAGCGATGGCGCCGAGAATTTCGGCGTCGCGCCGTCCTCGACCGTGTTGATGAGCGCCATCAGCCCGGCATCGGCACGAAGCGCGCCGATGACGATGTCGCGCAGCAGGATCACCGCCTTCATCGCAGCAACTCCCGCAGATTGCGCAGCGCGCCGCTGGCAATCCAGCGCCGCACCAGCTGCTTGCCCGTCAATAGGATTTCATCGCCCTGGGCCTCGACTGAAACGCCGGGCAGCGCCTCGCCCAGGCGCCGTTGCACCTGACCCCGCAGACCGTCAGCCCGCGCCTCGGCCGCCGCGCGGGCACGATCGACCACCCCGCTCATGACAGGCGCATCCGGCGCCAGGGACGCCAGAGGGCGGCGACGGCGGCAGGCGGCTGTGCCTCCAGCCCCTCACGCCGCGCATAATATTCGCCCGCCAGCCGGATGATGCCGTGGCGTATGGCGTCGGGCACGCCCGCGCTGTCGGTGGCGATACCAGCCCGGTAGCTGACGTGCACGCGCCCCGCCGCGCCGGGCTGGCTTACGCGGATCCAGCCGTCGCCATTGCGGTCGATGTCGATCGCATAGCTGTCCACCGGCAGCGCGAATTCCGAGCCCTCGGCAGGCACGCCGAACAGGGCGATCACGGACCGCACCGGGCGGACGCTCAGCCTTTGCCATTCGCGGGTGATCGGCATCACCTCATCGACCCCGCGATCGACGAGGATCTGGCCGGTAAAGCGTTCCGCCATGTCGGCCGCGGCGACCAGGAAATCGCCCAGCAGGCCGTCATCATCGGCCAGCGATATCCTGAGATAATCCTTCAAGTCGCCGAGCGGCACGGCCGGCGCCACGGCGCTTTCCATCGTCACGGTCATGCGGGGTATCCTTGGGCATGGGGATTGTATCTCCCCTCCCGCGTGCGTCGGCTGGAGACACGCGGGAGGGGCACTGGCTAGGTCCGCATCAGGACACGTTGAACTTCATCAGTTTGATCGCCTCGCTGTTCGACACCGCGCCGCCGATGCGCTTGACCGCGTAGAAGTTCACGAACGGCTTGTTGGTGAACGGATCGCGCAGGATGCTCGTCTCGTTGCGTTCCGCGATGACATAGCCGAGCGCGAAATTGCCGAACGCGATCGACAGGCTGTCGGTCGCGACATCGGGCATGTCCTCCGCCTCGACCACCGGATAGCCCAGCAAGGTGGCGGGCTGGCCGATGATCATCGACGGCTGCCACAGGAACGCCCCGTCCGATGTCTTGAACTTGCGGATGCGGGCCAGCGTCGCCGAGTTCATGACGAAGCTCGCGCCCTGGCGATAGGGCGCCTTCAATGCCTGGATCAGGTCGATGAGCTTGTCCTGCGGGTTGGTCGAGGCAAAGCCGCCCGCCGCGCCGGAGGCGACATATTGCAACGTGCCAAACGCCCGCACGCTGTCCGCCTCATTCGTCACCGTACTGGTCAGGAACCCCTTGGGCCGGTTGGTGCCGCTGCCGGACACGAAGGCCGAGCCCTCCGCCTTGGCGAACTCCATCGCGATCTCATAGGCCAGCCAGCTCTCGACATCGAACTGCGCGTCGTCGAGCATCGCCTGGCTCGCCGCCGGGTTGGCGAACAGCTCGCCAAAGCTTGGCGCGATCTCGTTGAACACCGGCGTCGTGGTCTCCGCCCGCGCGCCGGTCTCGCTCGCCCAGCCCGAGGCGACACCGCCCGTCGCCACCAGCTTGCGATAGCCGGCCGTGCCGACCTTCACGACATTGGCGATCTGGCGGATCGGCGAGACCGTCTTCAGCGTATCGTCGATCAGCGCATCGATCTCGCGCGGCACGGCATAGCCGCCCGAGCCCCCGGTCGTCCCGGAAAAGCTCTTGAGCTCGACCCCCGCCATCAGCCCCTGGCGCAGGTAGCGATCGACGAACGCCACCCGCTGGGGATCGCCCGCCTCCCCCTTGACCCCATCGAGCGGCGGCCGCGCGATCCGCGCCTTCATGGCCTCGTCGATGCCGTTGATGCGCGCCTCGAGGCCCGCAATCCGCTGTGCCTGCAGGATCGCGTCAAAGCTCTCCTCCAGCGCATCCGCCTTCACTTCAACCATGTTCACGTCTCCTGCTTGGTAGAAAAGAAAAGGGCGGCCCCAATGAGGTGCCGCCCGCCAAATTCCTCCCCCCTCGCCGGGAAGGATAGGAAGCCTTGCCGGCCCGCTGGCTAGGCGAAGTTGGAGAGGGGGCCTTCCCCCTCCACCGCATGCACCCGCGCCAATGGCTGCATCGGATGCGCGACCAAACTCACCTCGACGATATCAAGCCGTTCCAGCCGCCGCGGCGGCCCCTGCGCGGCATCGACGACGCGGTAGCCGAAGGACAGCCCGTCGATCCGGCCCTGGCGCACCGCCTCCGCCGCGCGCGCCGCCACGCCGGGGCGCGGCATCAGCCGGCCAATTACCCGCAAGCCGCGCCCGTCCTCGCTGATGCTCTCGACAACCCCGATCGGCTGCCCGTCATCATGCTGCCAGAGCAGCGGCAAAGGCGCACCACCGAGCCGGGCGAGGCTGTCCGCGAACGCGCCTGGCAGGATCACGTCCCCGCCCCGGTCCTCGCGGTCGAAAATGGCGGCATAGCCGGCAAATCGCACAGCCCCGCTCATGACCTGAGCATCGACAGCAGGTCCCCGCGCGCGGCGAGGCCGAGCAGCAGCAGCATCACCAGCACCCGGACCAGCCAGCCGATCACCGCCGTGCGCGCCGCCTTCTTGGCATCGCGCCAGCCGCGCAGCAATTCGCGCAGCTCGCGCATGTCGTCCTCCGCGCTCCTGTCGGACAGGCCGAGGCGCGCCAGCGCCCGCTGCGCGCCGATCATGCTCGCCTCCTCGATGATCGCCCGGATCACCAGCAGGTCGCCGCCCCCGCCTTCCGCCTGCGCAACCAGGCTTGCCAGCATGTCATTGTCCTGCATGGTCAGATTGCTCCTGTCCCGATCCCTAGCATCGATCGTTTCTCCTCCGGCGAGAGGAAGTCGGCGGCGGCCACCCTGTCCCAGAGCGCGCCGCGATCGTCGATCAGTGCGTGGAGTTGATTGAGGTCGACCGACAGCCGCAGGCCGGGCATCCACGGCCCAAGCCCCTGCGACAGCGCGCCGAGCAGCTTGTCGGCCAGCGGCAGGATCGTCTGCCGCCACAGCGCCTTGTTCGCCTCCCGGAAATTGGCATAGCTATTGTCGCCCGGCAGCCCGAGCAGCATCGGCGGCACCCCGAATGCCAGCGCGATGTCCCGCGCTGCGGCTGCTTTCAGCGCCACGAAATCCATGTCGTGCGGCGAGAGGCTGAGCGCCTGCCAGCTGAGGCCGCCCTCCAGCAGCATCGGCCGTCCCGCATTGGCCGCCCCCTGGAAGGCAGCCTCCAGTTCCTCGCGCAGCCGGTCGAACTGTTCGGGCGACAGGTTCGCCCCGTCCGGCCCGTCATAGACCAACGCGCCCGATGGCCGGGCCGCATTGTCCAAGAGCGCCTTGTTCCAGCAGGTCGCCGCATTGTGGATCGCCACCGCGCCGGCGGCGGCATTAAGGCAGCCAAGGCCATAATGATCGTCGAGCGGATTGAACGTCCGCACATGGATGATCTCGGTGCGCCCCGCCGCGTCCTCGCCCGGATAGCGCGTCACGCGCTCGGACACGCGATAGCTGTAGGCGGTCGGCCAGCCATTGGCGTCCGGCTCCACGCTGACCCGTTCCGGCCGCAGCGGGAACAGGCGCGCGGGCTCGCCGGCGGCATCGCAGGCGATCTGCGCATAGCCATTGCCATGCAGCAGGACATGCGCCGCGAGCGCCTCCAGCAGCCCCTGCCCGGCCGATCGCGCCGTCACCAGCGCCAGCGCCGCCGCAACGTCTTCCGGGTCCGTCGCGGTGCCGGCAAGCGCGGCGCTGCCCACCCCCTCGCTCACCAGCCTGACCGCGCGCTGCGCCACCGGATTGGCGATGATCGCCGCGCGCAGCTGCGCATCATAGCTTTGCGGCCATTCGCCCAAGGCGGCGATCGTGCCATTCATCCAGGCGCGCGAAAGCGCCGGCCGCGACGCTGGCGTCGCAGCCTTTCGACCGAACCATTTCATGTCATTCTCCTGATATGGATGCTGGTTCCAACCGTTCGTGTCGAGCCCTTCGACTGCCCGCGGGGCGGGCGCTCAGGACAAGGCTCGAACCGAACGGAAGAAGAGTGTGCTATTCAAGTCGTCCGCAGCTTCGGGAACCCCGCGGACTTCAGCATCAATTCCGTCAATGCCCAGACCAGCGCATCGGCGCGATCGGGCGATCGTCCCGGCCCGGCATAATGCCCGCCGATCAACATGCCGCACATCTCGTCCTCCAGCCGCTGGAACAGCCCCACATGCGCCACCCGCCCGGCCTCATAGAGGGCGGAGACAGGCTCGGCGCGGGCGGACTTGCCCCGGCTGGCATGCACCAGCCTGACCGGCAGATCGATCTGCGCCGCACGTAGCACCGACGCCACCATGTCGCCGCCATTATTGGCCTCCGCCACGATCCGGTCAGCGCCCCAGCGATGACGCGCATGAGCAACCGCCCGCGCCCATTGCTCTGGCGTAGGCCGCTCGACACTCGCATCGTCGATGACATAGGCGCGGCCGTCCGCGCCGATCCCGGCGACAATGATCCCACAGGCATCGCCGTTGCTCCCGGCGGGCGGGTCGACCCCGATCACCACGCGGCTGAGCAGCGGCTGGTCCGTCTGCGCTGCCAGGCCGATCGATCGGATCCGACAACGCTCCAGCAGATCGCGTGTCCACAGCGCGCCATCCGGGTCCATCAGCAATTCGCCGTCCAGCTCCTGCCGGCCGAGCCGCGTCCCGCCATAGTCGCGCATCATCGCCTCCAGGAATGCGGGCGGCAATGCGCCGCTATTATCCATCGTCCGTCCCCGCGTGACCACCGTCCCCCGCTGTTCGAGCAGGCGGCACAGCAGGGCGACCGGCCGGGGCGTCGTCGTCGCCAGGGCCCGCGGCCGCGATCCGACGCGCAGCCCCATCATCGCATTGTCCCACGCCAGTGTCCCACGATGCCATTTCGCGATTTCGTCCGCCCACACATGACTATGCTGCGGTCCGCGCAGCGTTTCCGGATCGGCCGCGCCGAACAGGGTCGCACTCGCGCCGTTGGGCCAGTGCAGCTGCCGCAGCGAGGGTTGCCACACCGGCCGCAGCCAATAGGGCGCCACCGCCAGCACCCCGCTCTCCCCCTCGACCATCACCGAGCGGGCATCATGCAGGCTCGCGCCGATCAGTGCGATCCGGGCCGAGCCGTCCCGTTCGGCAATGGACCGGACCCACTCGGCGCCGAGCCGCGTCTTGCCGAAACCGCGCCCCGCCAGAACGAGCCACGTCCCCCAGTCACCCGGCGGTGGCAATTGGCCGGGCCGGGCCCGATGCTCCCAGCGGGTACGGAGATGCTCGAGGCCGGGCTCGCCGAGGAGACCAAAGAGAGTCTCTCTCTCATCCTCTGAAATGGTTGCGATCAGGTCGAAGTCGGACAGCGAGACATCAGATGCTTCCTCCATCACCATCCTCTCTCCGGTGGGCCTCTCTCCGGTTGGCGCTCAGCCGCGCCCGTATCTTCGCCATCTCCACGCGAACCAGGGTCGCCGTGTCGTCGTCGTTGCCGGTGCGGGCGGCCTCGAACTGCCGGAACCGCTCCACCTCGTCGCGATGGGCCAGCAGCACCCGGAAGGCGATGGCATGCGGAAAGCTGTGTACCGTCTTCACCTGCTTCACCGCGCCGCTCGCGCCGTCGATGACGGTCTCGGTGCGCGCGCTGCCCTCCAGCGAGTGCCGCAATAGCTGCATTTCGAGCTCGGCGAATCCGACATCGAGCGCCTGACGCCATGCCGCCGCGAATTGCGGGTCACGCTGCTTGCGCTGATAGGCTCCGCACTTGCCCATGCCCGCCGTCCGGGCGGCGTGAGCTACGTTGGCGGTAGCGGCGAGCTCCTCAAAGAAGATCGCCTCACGCGCCTTGGTCCAGCGCCTGCCGGACAATATTGTGCCCGGCACGCCCGCAACGATGCGCTCGTCCCCGTCTGCCAT